CAAGGATAAACTCCTTGGTTATTATTGAAATATAATAGTGCGTACAAATAACATTTTATGTTGTGACACGTTAGGACTTGGTCCTTATAATTGACGATTATATTGAACGAGATGCGTAAATTCCTCGATAGTCATTTTAAAAATAAAAACCCAAAAATATGAAAACATTTCTAATATAAAGATTAGATTACCCCTTATTCAAACTTAATATTTTGAACAACACGAATGTGTGTGCTAACTGAAAACGTTATACCTTACCCGTAAAGATAGCAGTTTATCCACACCCATCCAGCTTGAGCACAAAACAGTTCTTTTTAATTAAAGACTTGCGTTATATGTGACTTTCAGCTCGTGCAATTTATTATTTTTGTTTTAACAAACTATACCCGTTCGCCCTCACTTGAAATAGCTTGATATATATATGGTAGAACCAGAATATATCTTCTCGCAATTGCGTGTTGCCGGTATGGCTTGACACTTTCTATTTCATTAATACTAAACATCTACTTGTTCGTCCTTAATAAGACAATACCTTTACAAGTTCTTGATCAAAGTATGTAATATGATGTATGACTCTAAACAATATCGCATTGTAAGTTTAAAATTAGGAGACTCGGCTTTCGACAGCCCCGCTTGATCATTCGTATATTTATAGTATGGTGAGTCTGTTCCTAGAGCCCATGCGAGTTTTTAAAGTAAACAAAAACGCTATTCTGTCGAGCGTAATCGACGGTACCCTCCCCCAGTCAGCCCCAGCTACAACAATTATTATGCAGCCTACCCCTACTGGCGGCACCAACCCTAAAGCCCGGCACGTGATCCAGGCGTCTTCGGACATAAATCACACGCGCTCTGTCTTTTACTCATCTGAGTTGCTTAATACAAGAAAGACTAATGTTTGTACGTATCCCGAGTTTCGTGAAAAAGTCGATAACAAAAACGTACATTTGGTTTCGCAATTTGACCCATTAATTGCCCCTTCCATAGTGATGAAACCCCAATCCGGTTTCGTTCCCTATGACCCCCTTGTCCCAATCACCCAACGATCAGTTAAGAGAACTTCTTACCGAAAAGTTACAACAGGAAAAGTACGTCCAACCTCATTCGCAGGGCATGCTAATACTAATAACATCGGTGAATGGAAACGTCAAGTTCGACTCGCTTCCAGAGACCTTGACACTACCATTATCTCAAAAAACTATCCTAGCAAACATTACCTAGTTCCCCAAGGAATGTTTGATGGTCTCACCGCAGGTGTCTCCGTTGATAAAGAATTCTCAGATGCCATAACATCTTTGTCAGAAACTTTATCAAATGGAGTTGATGTGAACCACAACCTCGACACTGAATTAACTTCAATTTTAGCTACCTTATCATCCAAAGTAGCACAAGATGGCGTCCCCATCAACGTAAACGTTGGTGTAGGCGAATATGCCAGTCTAAGCTCTAAAATTGCTTATTTCATTGCACTTATTTCCTCTGGACTGTACCATTACAGCAGAGGAACAAAAGAATCCATAGCTATTTTCTTAGGAATACTATCTATTGGAGTCCTCACCCAAAATCTCATCACCATTCCTGGTTTTTCTGATTTATCTTCGTATGTTACGACCTACCTTTCCTCCATTGATAAGGTAACCCCTCAGATAGGGGCGTCAACATTTGAGAACATTCTTTCTTCCCTTATGATTATGCTAATTGCTATTGCAGCAGGCGAATCAAAGAAAGCTTGGGCTCCCGAAATTGTCAGTCAACTATTCTCTTACAAGAGAAATGTTGAGTCTGTTTCTAGTTGCGTAAAAGCAATTGTCACAGTCTTTGAAACCATAGTCACTTATGTTAGACGCGATGTATTGGGAGGATCTTCATTCACCTTCCTAGAAACTAACCGTGAAGACGTTAATGATTTCATTACTAAAGTTACCGAACTTAGTGATGATCTACATCATCAACGTTTCCCAGCCACACAAGCTAATGCCACTCTCATTCATGAAATGTGGCTTGACTCTCAAACTTTACTTGGAAAACTCCCAAAAGGAACTGACCAAGGTATTATTACCAGAGTTACCCAAGCTTATAATTTCTTATCTTCACAGAAAAAGATTTTTGATGGCATGAATCTTACACTCAACGGTTCACGAATTGAACCGACTTCCGTACTTTTCGTAGGTCCCCCCGGAACCGGTAAATCCAGTTTACTGTATCCTCTGACTTATGAATATCTGGCCAGGCGATTGCCGGCAGATAAACTAGACCAATTTAAAGCAGCACCAAACTCGTTTATTTACAATAGACAGGCCGAATGCGTTTATTGGGATGGTTATAATATGGACAAATGGGTTTGCTTTATAGACGATCTCGGTCAAATGAGAGACGTCGCAGGCAACCCAGACAACGAGTGGATGAACTGGATTAGAATGTGTTCGACATTCAATTACGTTCTCCACATGGCTGCACTAGAAAAGAAAGGGAATGTTTATTTCCAATCTCGTTTAGTAGTAGCCAACACTAATCTCAAAACTTTTAACGTAGAATCTATAGTTGAAATCGAAGCCTTCAGAAGGCGAGTAGATAGATGCTATCTTTGCGTTCCCAAAATAGAGTTTTGTAAGCCCGAAACCACCGATAAAGGTTTATGGGGCCGTAGATTAGACGGATCTAAGTTACCAATAGGTCCATTAGGAATCACTGAGCTGACCCCAGACACAAGTGATTTCTTCGAAATTGATCCCATGAGTGAATCAGGTGTCGAAACCGGACGTATACTTACATATCCCGAAGTTCTAGAAGAGTTAATCTCTATTACTGATATGAAAGAAAAACGTTACAACCAAACACAGTTGTATCTTAATAAAATTTTAGATAAGAACGCTGTGGCTCCCCAAGGTTGGTTTTCAGACAAAACAAAAATTCAAATGAGTTCAATCGGTGACGTTATCGAAGACGATGACTCTGATACTGCTATTAGGATTTTAAATGAAATATCTAGTACGCCAGATTGTGAGCAAAAATTAGTTATGCTAATTGGAGCTTATAGTCAATTTTATGGCAATAGTACTTCTATCCACGAAACTATTAAAGCATTTATTAGATCAGACCCTTCCTTCTATAATGTTTCCACAAAAACAGATGACGATTTCTTTGATTACATTGACACTTTCCAGTTCAAACCTATCGAAGAAACTATCTCGTTTTTGAAACCCACTCCTATATTGAACGACTTAGTCGAGTATATTAAAAGTAAGTATATCCAAATTACCGAACTGTACTCTAAAAGTAAAAATTGGTTAGTTCTACACGGTCCCTCCTGTGTCAAATCAATATTCGATATAGTCGAGAAATACTCTTTTGTTTTAGCCCTAGTTGTAGGTCTTCCTATTTCTGCCATGGTTTTCAAATACATTTGGAACAAAGTCGCCCTCTTCTTCGGAAGTGAGGCTTTGACTTTCTCTCCAGAAATGTACTCAGGAAAGCCGCAGAGAGAACGAAACACAGCAAAGAAAAACAAAATAGCTTCCAAAGATCTCCGTACACGAATCAGCGGACGTAATGTGCCACTCGCTCAACAAAGTGCCACTTCATTTGATAAAACAAATGATGACATTATCCGCAAAATTCACAAAAGATGTTGTTACGAATTATGGCTACCCGATCAGAACCAAAGAATCGGTATAGTCACTTTCGTAAAAGGAAGAAGTTTCATTATGCCCAAGCATTTTGCAGAAACTATTTTCCAAATCCTTGAAGAACACGAACAATATGCTAACGCGACCTGCACCTTTAAAAAGTGTGGATCGGACGTTACATATCATGTTCTTCTCGCCGACATGCTCAACATCGTGTCAGGCACCAGCTTAGATTCACTAGATCTCGTGGTTGTTCAGGCTCCCAAAGAAATTCCTGTTCACACAGATATCACTAGTTACTTTTTAAGTGAAAAAGAGATCGGAAACCTCCCCAGAATTTTCGATTTCAGGTTATATATTCCATCAGTAGATCAGCAGACTAATTGGATGGGAGTATCAACCAAAACAAACAACGAACTTATCAATTGTGAAGTATCTTACACAGTTTCCAAAACTTTTAGATACAGAGCAATGACCCAAGAAGGCGATTGTGGTGCAATTTTCACCACTCTCAATAAAGCCTCAGGTAAATCCAAACTATGTGGTATACATGTAGCAGGGAATACACTTGAATGTGTAGGTCTCTCATGTGTTATCTCTAGAGAGGAATTAACCGCAAACATCCCAGAAGACGAAATCTCTTTTGCTTTCGAATCCGAAGTTTTGCCACAAGCCAGTCACGATATAGTTCTCCCCCAGTTCACCCCACAATACGTGTTACCAAAACCCGTAAGCTCTCCAGGCGTTACAAACATTATCAAATCCCCATTGTATAATGCTTGGATGATAGCTAAAACCCGCCCATCTCGATTGACCCCAAAATATCTCGAAGATGGCACAGTAGCAGATCCCTTTATTAAAGCCATCTCTGGTTATTGTACTCCAACTCCATATATCCGCCCCCGAATTATCGAGGATATTGGAATAGCAATTTTTGATCATTTAGAACATGCGAGCAAGATTAACGTCGACAGACGCTTGTTTACTATTAAAGAAGCAATTATTGGCCTAGAAGGAGAACCAGACTTTGGATCTATATCAAGATCAACCAGTATGGGCTATCCATATGTCCTTAAAAAAGGCAGAAAGATGCCAGGAAAAACTGAAGCTTTCGGTACAGAACAAGAGTACAATCTTGAAACCCCTTTAGCTAAACAGTTAATTATTGAAATTGAAGATATAGAAAGAGACTGCAAATCTGGAATCAGATCAGCACATCTCTATGTCGATTGTCTAAAGGACGAAAGACGCCCATTAGAGAAAGTCGCTGCTATGAAAACCAGAGCCTTTTCTATTTGTCCATTTAATCTCTTAGTTCTTTACAGGAGATATTTTGGCGCCTTTATCTTGTGGTGCCATAAAAATAGAATCGATAATGGTTTCGCGACTGGTGTCAATCCTTACTCTGAAGAGTGGGAATTGATAGCACAGAAACTTAACCAATTCGCTCAAGCTTCTTATCCAAATAAAGGAGCTGGTGATTATAGTGGCTTTGATTCCAAACAAAAGCCTGTAGTCCACAATGATATCCTAATCCGAATAAACGATTGGTATGATGATGATTTTGCCGAAGTAAGAGAAATACTTTGGTTAGAAATAACAAATTCATTCCATTTGTATAAAGATACAGTTTATTCTTGGGATTCCAGTGGTCCTTCGGGCCATCCCCTCACCACACTTGTAAATAACCTTTATAACCATTACATAGCACTTTATGTATGGTATAAATCCCACGATTTTGAACTTCAAGCCCTATATGAATTCTATGATCATGTGTATTATATTACATTAGGAGATGACAATTTATTTTCAGTCAGACCTACACATTTAATCTATTTTAGTGAGAAACTAATGGAACAAAATGTTGGAGATCTGGGTATGAAATATACATCAGAAACGAAGAAAGAAGTAGCTGAAGTTATGCGACCCTTAACTGAGGTATCTTTCCTTAAACGTATGTTTAGGAAGGAACCAGTTTATGATCGATACTGCGGCCCTCTCGAACTTGATGTCATCCTCGAAATGCCCATGTGGACTAGATCCACCCAAGCCCACGCAGAAATCGTTGAAGCTAACGTAGAAATCGCTATGCGAGAACTTAGTTTACACGATAACGAAACATTTAGTAAATGGTCTAAAGAAATTGTAAGACACTCGCAAGAGAAAATCAATTATAGTCCTAAAATTACATCTCGTCTCGCACTACTTAAGGTAGTTCAGGGATCCGATATGTTTTACTAAGAAACTTAGTCTGAAATGACGTTAAACTAGATTTGGTAGAAATCGATAAATTACCACCTTTATATATTGTAATTTTAACTGTATATATGTAAATTTCAGCATGTGATCTTGCTTTTTGAATAGTCAGGAACTTTCAATATTTTAGTAATGCTATGCGAAATCGTCGCCTATTTAGGATGGAAGACATTAAACTCCATAGAGTTCCCACGGTACTGCGGAATGATTATACCGCTTTATCACATAATTAATCGCCGAACAAATTGATAACCCCCTTTTCGTGACCGAAGTCTTAGAACCCGAAGCTTCGTCCACACTACCTTCATCTACCACTAACTTTACCAATACAGGTGACACTGTAATAAGTAGTGTAGTTCAATATACCCCATTAGATCCCGCTCTCCTTTCGAATGCGGAAACTAGTGCGGAACAAACTATACATGATTTCTTAATGAAACCGTATAGATTCCACTCAGGCTCACTAACCTCAACCGACAATAACTCCACATTTAGTAGTATTAAATTACCCGAAGACGTCACAGATCTTCCAATTTATGCGAACAAGTTATCCGGTTTTCTAGGTATGAGAGCGGACATAGTAATCCGCTTCCAAGTGAATGCCAATAAGTTTCAACAAGGTCGATACATCGTGAGTTTTGCTCCCACCGTAGGATCTGGCTCCTCAGCACTTGCTAAGGTGCAAGGCATGAGATGGGCCAATCTAACGACCATCACTCAAACCCCCCACGTTGAAATCGATCTTTCGCTCGAAAGCGAAGCAATCCTACGTATCCCTTATGTAGCTATCTCCTCCCATTTAGCAATAAATCCTTCTGAACCCACCCGAAACGGTACTTTAGGATATTTACGGATATTCCCATACTCACCTCTTGTGTCAGTAGCTGGTTCAACAACAGCTTCTTACGATTTGTATGTTAATTTTGAAAATATTAACCTTGCAGCTCCATGCGTTCCTCAAAGCGCTAAGTTCAAGGCTAAAAACAATATTACCCAAGAACAACAAAACCACAATGTGGGCCCGGTGCAGGGCACAGCACAAACCATTAGTAAGGTGTCTAATATGATAGGAGACGGCGTTCCCGCTCTATCATTTTTAGCACAACCTGTATCGTGGGCCAGTGATTTAATCGCTGGTGTTGCGAGCGTCTTCGGCTGGTCCAAGCCCATTAATCTTGGTCCCGCGGAGCGTTTCTCTTCAACCACACTTGCTTATGCAGGTAACTGTGATTCAATTGATAATTCAATGCCTCTCTCTCTATTCGCTCAAAACCAAATCGAAGTCCTCCCCGGATTCGCAGGTAACGATATAGATGAGATGGCCATAGATTTCATCAAAAGTATTCCAGCTTACTTCAAAACTGTCACTTGGAGTACATCCAATATAGCCGGTGATGTTCTTTTCACCGAACCATTAGTTCCCGTCAACTTTGTAACCAGCTTCACATCTGGTATTACTGACGTCATCTGTCACACTCCGGTGGCGATGTTAGGTCAACTATTCGGTTACTATAGAGGTGGACTAAGATTTACTTTTAAAATCGTTAAGACTGAATTCCATTCAGGTCGTCTTGCGGTTACATTTAATCCCTTAGCACCTTATCAACCAAACTCCTCAACAGCAGTTAATGACGCTCCTTACGTCCATCGAGAGGTATTAGATATCAGAGAAGGAAATTCCTTTGATTTCGTAGTTCCCTACGTATCTCTCACCCCATATAAAAATAGAATCACTCCATTCGGAAATATCACCATGTCTGTAGTTAATCCCCTGATTGCTCCAGCGACCGTCTCTTCTAGCATTAAATTCTTAGTAGAAGTAGCGGGCGCTCCAGATATGGAGTTCGCTTTTCCCAATGCCGATTTTGAATTTTACCCAACATTAGTTTATAACCCTCAAGCCAGCAGATTTATTCCAAAGGCCGATAAGAACTCCATGACCAGCAATATCATGGGGAAATCTGAACTTAAGCACGACGGCTTCATCTCCGCCCGTGCCTGTGTTGGAGAGAAAACGGTATCCATGTCATCATACATGAAACGTTTTTCTCAGACCCACGTTTCGTCGGCTACCTCAAGCAGGTGTAACCCTCAATCCGTGACCATTGCACACACAACAGCCATAGCCTGGACTCGTAATCCCGAATGTGACCTGGTTAGTTTAGTATCATCCTGGTACGCGCTCTCGCGCGGATCTATTAGATTTAAGACTATCCCCACATCTCCGTTTACTAATAGATTTAATTCTTTCCATACTTTACGGTACGATCCTCTGAGTACCAATGTCATTTACATGTCCGCAACGTCCCAGAGCGCTTTAAACAAACCATGTTTAGCGATCAATAATGAAACGTCCGGAAATGAAATTCAAGTTCCAGCTTATAATTACTGTCACAGTCGATCCGTTTATGACTGTATGACAGATACGATCAATTCTGTTGACAATTCCAATATAGGTAATACCCCCTATACACTTACTATTCACACCCCCGGCGCGACCACAAATCCGCATAATGTGTTTAGAGCGGCAGGTGATGATTTCCAGCTGGGATACTTCGTAGGTATCCCGCCAGTCTCCTTCCAGTAAAACGGTATAACAATACTAAGCAAACAAGAACACTCTTGTTTTGTGGTTTCACGCCCACAAGTAGCCCAGTGCTCATTAAATCTCGCGATTTCTAGGTTTCACCTTGATCTACTTTTTACACTCCTCCTGGTTTAATGGGGGTGCAAAAAGGCGCTGTGAGTTACAGCGTTTTAATACTAGTTAGTGCTTAACAACTAACCGCACTACGATGCAGGGGTGTTTAACAAAACTTCCACCTTTTAGTTCGGGGTCTTTTGTGTTTATTAACATACTGGGCCCTTTTAAGAAAGCTTTTAGCAAAAAAAAAAAAAAAAAAAAAAAAATGTATTTCATTTACCTTGTTTTAATC